TCGCTTGCCTTCCGGCTCATCGGCTCCGGCATGCAGGCGGGGCAGATCATCGAGCAGTTGCGCGGCATGATGCTCGCCAGGCCGAAGGAGGAGCAGGACGCGCGATGGAGAGACCGCTTCGCCCAGATACCGGAGCTCGTGAGAAGCGCCGAGGCGAAGAAGGGTGCCAACGGTCACGCGCAACCGGAATGGCCTGATCCTGTGCCGCTGCCCCACGGCCTGCTCCCTGTCGCGCCGTTCAGCTCCGACTTGCTGCCTGAGAGGGTGCAGGGCAGGGTCAAAGACATCGTCGAGCGCATGCAGTGCCCCCCGGATTTCGTGGCCACGGGCATCATGGCCGGTCTCGGCAGCGTCATCGGGCGCAAGGTGGCAGTACGGCCAAAGGAGAAGGACGACTGGACGGTCGTTCCCAACCAGTGGAACGCCATCATTGCCCCGCCCGGTTTCCTGAAGAGCCCAGCACAGAATGAGGCGCTCGCTCCCGTGAGGGCGCTGGAGGCGGCGGCACGGGAGGAGTTCAAGCTGGCCAAGGCCGTGCACAAGGCCAAGGTGAAGGAGCTGGAGGACGCCGACCAGGACGCCGATCATCTCGTTGAGCCAGAGCAGCGGCGCTACATCACCATGAATGTCACCGCCGAGGCCATGGGCGAGGTGCTCAAGGCGAACACGAACGGCACGCTCAATATCCGGGACGAGCTGATGGCCCTGTTTCGCCGTCTCGACGAAGATGGACAGGCCGAGGCCCGTGGTTTCTTTCTGCAGGGCTGGAGTGGCGACACCGACTACGTGTTCGACCGCATCGGCCGGGGGCCGGACAACTATGTGCCCGCGGTCTGCATCTCCATCGTTGGTACCACCCAGCCCTCACTCCTCTCTCAATACATCGCCGAAATCCGCCGGGGAGGGCGCGGCAACGACGGGCTCATTCAGCGCCTCGGGCTGATGGTGTGGCCGGACATCACCGCGAAGTGGACCAACGTGGATCGCCACCCGAGCACGATGGCCAGGGAGATGGCCACGCAGGTCTTCAAGAAGTTGGACGAGATGACCGCGGAGTCGGTCGGAGCCACCCAGGAGAAGATCGGCGACAAGTCGATCGGCATCCCCTACCTGCGGTTCTGCCCCGAGGCACAAGCGTTGTTCAGCGCCTGGCACAAGGAGCTTGAGGACAGCATCCGCGAGGAGTGGGACGATCCGCTGCTCAAGGAGCACATCTCAAAGCACCGGAAGCTCGTACCCAGCCTCGCCCTTATCTGCCATCTGGCAGACTGGGACCCGGCCCGGCCGGCCGGCCCCATCTCCGTTGAGGCGATACAGAAGGCGCTCAAGTGGGCTGCCTACCTGAAGACCCACGCTGCCCGCGTCTACGGCTCCGGCGACATCGCCGTGGTGACCGCCGCCAACGCGATCATCGCCAAGGTGAAAAGCGGCCACCTTCTGAAGGAAGGCTTCAGCTCCCGCGACGTGTGGCGGCCTCAGTGGTCGCGGCTGCGAAACCGTCCGGTCGTGATGGCCGCACTTGATCTCCTGACCGACTACGACTGGCTTCGCGCCGACAAGGAGGAGACGAACGGCCGGCCAGCCACGACCTACACGGTCAACCCGAAGGCGCTGGCATGACTGCAAATGAGAGTACCCCCCCCAACTGCCAAAACTGCCAAAAGCCCTTTTGGCAGTTTTGGCAGTGCCTCACCGGCGCTCATTCTGCCGTCATCCGCCCCCTTTTGGCAGTTTTGGCAGTTACCCCCCCCACTCTCATAACAGCGAGGGCGGCATGAACTTCAGCCTCTACGTCCTCGCCACGAGCCCCAAGGGCATCCAATGCGCGACGCCCTCCTCCACGTCTGAGCCATTCTGGCTGCCCCGCGAGCACGTGACATGGTCGGAGCCACCGGAGCCGGGTGCCAAGGTGAGCGTCACGCTCCCGAGGTGGCTCGCCCAGAAACACAGACAGTTGGTTGTGTTGCGTGGCCAGTACGCCATCCCCCTCAACCCACCTCCTCCGGGCCTTGACCCTGAGCGGGCAACACAAAATGGGAGCTTCCCAATGTCAGATCGACCCGAAGACGCCGGCAAGGGCTTCTTGGCCCGCAACGAGCGGCGCGAGAAACCGAGCCATCCAGAGTTCACCGGCAAGCTCTCCATCCATGGCACCGAATATCGCTTGGCCGCTTGGGTGCGCGAGAAGGACGGCAAAAAATTCTTCTCTCTCGCTGCCAACGAGATTGAGCAGCGCCCTGCCGAGCGTCAGGAACAGAAGCGACCCGCTTCCGGCCCAGTGTTCGACGATTCTACCATCCCATTCTGAGGTGCCGTGATGGCCGAGAACTCTAAGATCGAGTGGACGCACCACACCTTCAATCCGTGGATAGGGTGTCAGAAGGTGTCGCCCGGCTGCGACCGCTGCTACGCCGAGGCCATGATGGATCATCGCTACGGCCGCGTGCAGTGGGGGCCGCATGGGCAGCGGTTGCGCACGTCCGATGCCAATTGGCGAAAGCCTCGGCAGTGGGCGAAAGCAGTCAATGGCATGCGGTCTCGCGTCTTTTGCGCATCGCTCGCCGACGTGTTCGATAACAAGGCGCCGGCTGGCGCCCGCGGGGACCTGCTCGACCTGATCCGGGACACGCCCCAGCTCGACTGGCTCCTCCTCACGAAGCGCCCGGAGAACATCGCCAAGATGCTCCCGGCAGACTGGGGCGCCGGCTGGCCCAACGTGTGGTTCGGGACAACCTGTGAGGATCAGCAGCACTTCGACCGTCGCTGGCCGATCCTCCGGGCGGTGCCGGCAGCAGTGCGCTTTATCAGCTACGAGCCCGCGCTGGGGCCGCTCGCCATCGGTAGTGCCCGACCAGACTGGATCATCTGCGGCGGGGAGAGTGGTGCCGGCGCCCGGTATATGGACCCGGCCTGGGCACGTGCGCTGCGTGACGACTGCGCCGCGGCCGGAGTGGGCTTCTTCTTCAAGCAGATGACCGGCAAGCGGGCGATCCCTGATGACCTCATGGTGCGGGAGTTCCCGACGCCAGCCATCACATCGAGGGCCGCAGCATGACGACAGCCATCCCAAACGTCGCCCTTCTGGAGCAGATCAGGGGCAAGTGCGAAGAGGACCCGATCTCGGGCTGTTGGAATTACACCTTGTCCGCCAACAACAGCGGTTACGCCAATACGCGCCGCTTCGGGTTATCGCTCGGCGGCAATTCGGAGATGGTGCAGGGTTCGCGGCTGGCATACACCGCCCTCCGAGGCGCAATCGCAGAGGACCACGAGGTAGATCATCTTTGTAAGAACAAGCGTTGCCTCAACCCGCACCATTTGGAGGCTGTCACTCCGAGCGTGAACCGGCAGCGCAATCGAATTGCGCCGCCGCATCCACTAACAAGCTGGCTGTTCCCCTCCCCGGACATCTCGGTGCCGACGTGGAGTTCCACCTCGTTCATCTTCTCCGCGTCAACCGCTTCAACGTAGGAGGCACCGATGGCGACCATCATGTGCGGCTGCAATGCCAACGATGCCGTGATAGCGGGCCGCTGCCTGCCTTGTCACAAGGACCACGTCGACGCCCAGCGTGCCGAGCAGCAGGCCCAGGAGCGGGCTCGCATCGAGGCCCGCCGCCGTGGCAGGCCAATCTGGAAACCCGACCATGGTGAGCGCGGGCATGGTCTCGGTCGCGGGAGGCACTGCGGCGAATGAACTCCACCATCATCCCGCCCACGGTCCTGGCGGCCAAGCGCAGGGAGCGGGAGAAGCAGCGCCAGGAGCGCCAGTTTTATGCCGGCTCGATCCTGGAGGCAGTTGACGAATCCGATCAGCGACTGCGCGTAGCGTCCCAACCGAAGGGAACACCGTGATGACTGACCAAGAGCTTTCGAGCATGACCGGATCGAGCGAGGAGACTATCTGGAGCCGCGGCCATGGCCCGAAGATTCTGGAAGCCACGCGCTCGGCGCAGGCGAAGGGCCGCCTACCGGCCAATCCCCGCCCCGTCGAGTACCGCGAGATCGTCGATCTTGAACTGACCGCACTTGGCTACCGGCGCAAGCCAAGCCGAACTGCGATCGATGTTCGCTACGAGGCGATCTACCGGCCGGCTTAGGCTTGTAGCGAAGCTGGCAATTCCGGCAATACGGGCAATGCGGAGGGTGTCGAAGCGGCGTAGGGTGGCCGGTAATTACTGAGCAACACCGGCCCACGCCCCCATGCCAGAGCTACGCCGCTACCCGCAATATCTTCGCAGGCCGCAAGCGAGCCAATACCTCCAGGAGGTCTGGGGGCTCGAATACTCTGCCGCCACGCTCGCCAAGATGTGCTGCCTGGGCACCGGCCCTGAAACCCATCACGACGGAAATCGCGCATTACACACGCCCGAGGGTCTCGACACCTTCGCGCGCTCGCGCATTCGGCCGGCGCCCAAGAAAGTTCGTGCAGCTCAGGTGGAGGCACGCCCATGACCGACACCGCCATCGCCCAATCGCCTGCTCCCGACGCCTCCGCCACGCCCACTCCGGCGCCGGCTCCGATTCCACCGACTGCGGCGCCACCGGTGGCCGAGCAGGTCCAGGACGACGAAGGCCTCGATCTGCTCGCCGATGATGGAGACGAAGCCGGCGCCGACGTGGACGGTAGCGAAGGTGAGGACGGGTCAGAGACCATCAAGGCGATCGGCCCCGGCGACGACGCCAGCGCCGAGGAGATCACCGCGTGGCGTGCCGAGCACGGCGTTCCCGACGCTCCCGACGGCTACTCGGCGCCGACGATTGAAGGCATCGAGTGGAACGCAGATTCGCTGGGACCGATCCATGAAATAGCCCATCGCCACAACGTCCCCCAGCAAGCAGTCGCCGACGCCCTTGCTGAGTACGGGAAGCAGATCCAAACGCAGCAGGCGGCAATCAGGCAACGCGATGCTGAGGCCGCCAAAGCTGTACGGTCCGAGCTCACCGAGGCGGAGATTGTCAGCGTCAAAACCGCGGCGAGGGCGATGCCCGTCGAGTTGCGGCAGATGTTGAACACGGCGGTTCTGCCCGATGGCACCCGGTTGGTCAATCAGCCCGAGGTACTCCGGCTGATCGCGGCCGGCTACGGCACCAAAGGTGGGAACCCGCCGCCGCTAAGGGACAATAGAACCATGCTGCGAGAAGAACTCAACGAGATCGACGCGCTGATGAATCGGGACATCGGCGAGTATCACCGCCCTTGGCGCGCAACTGGGGTATCTGCTTCTGACCGCAGGATGCAGATCATGCGCGAACTCGGAAATGAAAGCCCGGCGAAGCCCAGCGCGGTCGATGTCCGAACGGAGGTGCGCAAGCTGGAGCAACTTCGCGGCAGCGATCCTCAGATGTTCCAGTTCGGGTCTTGGCCAGGGGCGAGGTCTCCCGCTGAGCGCCTCGCCGCTATCCAGCAGGGGAGGGACTGAACCATGCACGTGCTCATCGCTCGCCAAGACTATGCTGACTTCAAGTGGGGTGCGTCGTTCCGCGAAGCGCCAGGCCTGCCTTGGTCACCGCACTCCATGGGGGGGCGGCTGGAGCCAGAAGTTGACGCAGCTATCAAGCTCGCGTTCAGCACCACGCCGCCTATGGTCCTCACATTCAGCACGCGTACGGTCGAGGACACCACGGCGACATTTGTAGAGGCACCGGCAGACCTCGGGATGGTTCCGCCCAACTTCTCGGTGGAGATCCTGTGTCGGGAGGGCCGCCTTGAGGAGCTGACTGACTGCTGGTGCTCAGTCACTCGCTCCCCTGGTCGTGCTGATCTGTGGTCGAACGTGGCTTTTCGTTTCCGACCTCAGTTGCTGCGAGAGAGGATCAAGAACTGGTTCCAGTCTCAGCACTGGGAGTCATTCGGTCCGCCAACGCGAAACAAACCCCACAGCCACCCGCTTCCCTACGAGCGGACCTTGCTCGTGCGACACGGTGCCGAATGGAGAGCCCGAGCAATTTGTCCGCCGGGCACCTTCCCGGAATTCAGGGATAGCCCTGCGATCACGCCAGAGCAGGAGGCGAAGCGTCTCAGCAAGTTGCCGCAGAACAAGCTGGCTGCCAAGCGAGCCAGGCACGCAGAAAACGCCGTGCGCTTCAGGCGAGAGGCCGCAGAGCGAGCAGCCCTTCGCGAGCAACAGGAGACAGGAGCATGACCAGCTCCGACACTCCCAAGCCCGACACGGACGCACTGGTGCAGGCCCTGCTTCGCCTCCCCCCTGATGCAATCGACACTGCAGTGCGCCCCGTCTCTCCCGAGATCGCCGATCTCCTGCTAGCCCAGCAGGCGGCCCACGCCCGTGAGATGGCCGACCGGACGGTGGAGGAGACGATCAGGCTGGTCAACGACGAGCGCACGCGCCTCCTCACCAAGGACCAACTGCGCATGCTCGCCTTCGGCAACGACAAGGACATCGCAAAGCTGGCGGCCCAGGAGCTGCTTACACGAGAGCAGGCCAGCAATCTGACGTTGGCACATGCAAACGGTGATGTCGCCGGCATCACCTACACCGACGACGGCGATGTCGATCTCCATGTGCATCGTGCCGGCGCACGCGACTACTGGCTGCCTGCAACCGGGACCGCGTAACCATGCCGGGGCCTCGGACATCGCGAAAACTTAGGCGAGGGTCTCGCTGCGGCGCCTGGGCTCGGAGCCGCCTGCATGTTTGCCGTGGCTGGGCGATGGCTAACGGTAGGTGCCGACACCATGGCGGCAAGAGCACCGGGCCGCGTACTGAGGAGGGCAAGCGACGTGTTGGCGAGGCCTCCAGACGCGAGTGGGCCAAGCACCGCGCCCTGCTCGGCCTGCCATCAGATTGGCGCTACGTGCAGAGCCGGCGACGTGGTGGACGGCAGACAGCGGCGCAGTGGCTTGCTGAGCATGGCGGTGAGGGTGAGCGATGATGGCCACCTGCATCTGCGGCCGCAAGGAGATCGCCGGCTTGGGTCGGTCTCACTTGTGCCCGCATCCTGATGGCCCGAAGTGGAGCGTCCGACAGGGTGTACCCAAAGCGAACGTCTCAGCTGAGACACTTTCTGCGTCTCAGAAAAGTCGGTTGCGTTATGAGACGAAGCGATCTACCCCAGTCTTAGACTTAACTGAGACAGAGGGGCATCATCAGATGACGTTCGTCGGCTACGCGAGGGTCTCGTCCACGGACCAGGACCTGGAAATTCAGTTGGCGGTCCTGAAGGCTGCCGGGTGCAAGAAGGTCTTCGCCGAGAAGGTGAGCGGCACGAGCCGTCAGGGTCGCGAGGAGCTTGAGAAGGCGCTCGATTGGGTACGTGAGGGCGACACCCTGGTGATTACCAGGATCGACCGCCTTGGCCGCTCCGTCCTCGACCTGCAGCTGATCGTCAAGCAGCTCCAGGACAAGGGTGTGCATCTGAAGGCCACGGAGCAGCCGATCAACACGGGCGACGCGGCCGGCAAGGCATTCCTGGGCATGCTCCAGGTGTTCGCGGAATTCGAGACCAACCTGCGCCGGGAGCGGCAGCTGGAGGGCATCGCCAGAGCCAGGGCCGAGGGCGCCTACAAAGGCCGTCCTGCCAAGCTGGCGGAGAAGCACAGCGCCGAGGTGCAGCGTCTCAAGGCTGAGGGCGTAGGTCCGGCGGCTATTGCCAAGCAGCTCGGCATCGGCAGGGCCAGCGTGTACCGGCTGTTGGGAGCCTCATGACCACCGACCTTCCCACAAAGATCTGCGCAACCTGCGAGGCCGAGAAGCCGGTCACGGCATTCATCGGCAAGCAGCGATCCTGCCGGGACTGTGCCGATAAGGCCAGGCGCGCCAAGGCTGCCGAGAAGCCGGGGGCCAAAGGGAAGACGGTCAGGAAGCCGCCGGTCGAGTACACCGCTGAGCTGGGCCGCCAGGTGTGTGATCTCATCGCCGAGGGCGAGACGCTCACCGACATCGGCCTGATGCCGGGTTTCCCCGCGGTCCGGGACATCGCCAGGTGGCGCGCTGAGATCGACGAGTTCGCGGCGGCCTTTGCCATCGCCAAGGACACCCGTGCCGACATCCGCGTCGACGGCATCGCCAAGGCGGTGAAGGAGATGCGCAAGGGCGATCTGGACCATGCCGTCGGTAAGGCGGTGGTGGACGGCTTGAAGTGGCTCGCCGGCAAGGACAGTCCACGCTATGCGGACAAGGTCACCATCGACCAGACCATCCGCCCTGGCCAGCCTGAGCCCGAAGCTGAGCAGGTGACCAAGGCCTGGATTGCCAGGGTGATTGCGAGCTCGTCCAACGTCATCGAGCTGAAGCCGGAGCCTGCCAAGGACGACGAGGCAGCGGCATGAAGTTCGCGACCCCTGACATTACCGCACTGGAGCAGTACGACGCGCTGATCTCGGCGCTCGACGCCTGCTCGGAAGCGGAGCGCGTTGATCGCATGCGGCATCTCTGCCGGACGGATTTGTTCTTCCTGGTCCGGTACGTGTGCAACCGTCTGGACCTGCATCATCCGTTCTTCTTCGATCGCTGCCGGGAACTCCAGGCGGCGCCTGACGGCTACTGCGACCTATGGGCACGTGAGCACGGCAAGAGCAGTCTCGGGACGTTCGGCTTGAGCCTGTTCCACATCATCAACGACCCCGAGGTGACGATCGGGATTTTCTCGCACACCAGGCCGATCGCGAAGTCGTTCCTGCGGCAGATCAAGCGCGAGCTCGAAGTCAACGAGGTCTTGAAGGGGCTGTTCCCGGAGATCTTCTGGGAGAACCCGACGCAGCAGGCCAGCAAATGGTCCGAGGATGACGGACTGGTGTGGAAGCGCGAGGGCAACCCGAAGGAGAGCGGGCTGGAGGCTTGGGGTCTGGTTGACGGCATGCCGACTGGGCGGCACTTCCGCGTCCGTGTGTACGATGACGTGGTCGTCCCGGCCAGCGTGTCGACGCCTGAGATGGTTGCTAAGACGACCGAGGCGTTCCAGCTCTCGGACAACCTGGGCTCGCTCGGTGGCTCCCTCAGGGTGTACGGCACGAGGTACGCTTTCGGTGACAGCTACGAGGCGATGCTGGCGTCGGGCATGCTCAAGCCGCGCATCTACGCGTGCACGGTGGATGGCACGGACGACTTTGCGCCTGAGAATTGCCGACTGATGCCGCCTGATGTCCTGATCCAGAAGCGGCAGGCTCAGGGGCCTTACGTGTTCGCTGCACAATTGCTCCTGAACCCGGCCGGGGATACCTCGATGGGTTTCCGGCGCGAGTGGCTGGGGTGGATAGAGGGCACGCCGCACGCGAAGGGCTTGAGCGTCTACCTTGTTGTCGATCCGGCGCACTCGAAGAAGAAGGGCTCCGATTACACCGTCATCTGCGCCATCGGCGTTGGCCATGACGGTGTCTACCGCCTGCTCGACATGATCCGGGACCGGCTCAATCTGACTGAGCGGACAGAAGCGCTCTTCGAGATGTGGGGGCGATGGTGTCCGATCAGGACAGGATACGAGCGCTATGGACTGCAGTCAGACTTGGAGCACATCCGCCGGGAGCAACATCTGCGCAACATCTCGTTCCCCATTGTCGAGTTGGGCGGCTCCACGCCCAAGGTGGACAGAATCAGGCGACTGGTTCCGTTATTTGAGCAGGGCAAATTCCTCATTCCGCGGCGTCTGCATCGGACGCAGCACGACGGGGAGACTGTGGACCTGATCCGGGCTCTGGTGGAGGAGGAGTTCGTCACCTTCCCGTACGGATCGCACGACGACGCGCTTGATTGCATGGCTCGCATCCTCGATCCGGACATGAAGGCGAAAGTGCCGCTTTCCGATGCGGCTCGTGAGGCGCGTCGTGGCAGCAGACCCACCCATGCGCAGGTGGGCTACAGCTCGGCGAAGGAGCGGTCGAGACGCCAGGGAGGGCATCTGGATGACCGACGCTGACAAGGCTGTGGAGCCGGTCTCACCTGCCGACGAGCGCCGCCGTGCGCGACAGGCGCAGATCGAGGCGGAGCAGGCGCATGGCGAGCAGCTTCTGGCGCGTTACGGGCGTGAAGATCGTCGCCGGCAGTTCGCCTCGGTCGGCCACGCGCCTGCGAAGCGGAGGCGGCGGCGATAGGGCGTGAGCCCAGGAATTCGTTGCGTCAGTTGCGTTGCGTTCCCTGATTGGCTTTCCGGCTGGTCGCGTCGTGTCCACCATGTACAGCCGCGTTGATGGCCTTGCGTGCCCCAGTTCATGGGGACAGCGGAGAATATAATGAACATCCAACGCGCCGCCGGCCCGATGTACTCGGTGCCGCTGACTACAACTGCACTGACAACGGCGAACGGCTGGGACGTGCTCCAAATCACAGCCAACAGTTCGGCCCGCTTCGAGATCGTCGCAATCGACTTGAGCCTGGCCAGCACCCAGTTCGCGTCGGGCTCTGCCATCGCCCTGCAGTTGTTGCGCGGCTCGACCGCGGCGAGCACCGGAGCAGCGCTCACCGCCCCTAACGTGAAGCCATGGGTCGGCGCGCCAAGCGCCAACTTCACAGCCGCCGGGCCTTCGAGCGGCCTCACCAGTACGGCCAGTGCGACGCTGATCTGGTCCGGGGCCTTCGACTCGATGGGCCGCTTGACGTACCGGCCCGCCGACCGCGATGAGCGGATCGCCGTCACCCTTGCGCAGCGGCTCAATTTCCGCGTCGGGACGCCGCAGATCCCGGTCACCATCACGGGCAGCGTGTTGCTGTCTGAAACCGGCAAAGGTCTGCCGAGCTGAGCCATGGAGCCCCACGCCATG